TTAATGCTTTCAATGGCTATCTGGGAGTCAATGCGAATAAGGCTGATTTATTTATGAAAAGCATTTAAAATCAGCAGATATATATTAAAATAATCAAATAGATAATGTCGACTTTTTCAAGCCTATTAAAGAGAATTTTTATAAGAGAACCTGAGGATTTTATTAAGAAGTTTAATGAAATAGAATTGGGTGCTGAGAATTCCTTTAATGAGGCAGCAGCTGAGAATATTGCAACAGTTTACACCTGTGCAAAAATATTAGCGGAGGATATTGGAAGCCTACCTCTTAACATCTATATGAATGATGAAGCTGGAGGTAAAACAATCTTAAGGGATGATTATAGATATGGCCTACTTCACTATGGTCCAAATAACTATACTACCTCCCAGGCGTTCTTCAGCACCCTTGAATATATCCGCAACATAAAGGGCAACAGCTTCGCCCGAATTTATAGAGACAGCAAGGGATATGTCTCTAGTCTATCTATAATTCCCCCATCTTACATTACTGGCTACTCAATAAACAATAATGAGTTATACTACAAGTATGATGACGGGGAAAAAGAAGCAGTCCTTAATGCTTCGGAAGTACTCCACTTCAAGTCAATAAGCGATGACGGAGTATGGGGAATAAATCCAATTGAGAAGTTAAGGTTAAATCTTAGTGTCACTCATAAGGCTTTTACCACCATTGATAATTTCTATTCTAACAATGCCACTTCTCCAAAGGTGCTAGAGACCCTTATACCTGAAGGTATTAATCCAAGAGAATGGCAGGAAAAAATTACTGAGTTTAATGAGAAGTATGTAGGCACAAGGAACGCAGGTAAAATAATTACTCTGCCCCCATTTACAAAGCTCTCTGATGTCACTTTGAATTTTGCTGATGCTCAATTCATATCAACCATAAAATTCAATGCAGACCAGATTTCTTCATTATATAAAATTCCCCCACATCTCGTAGGAAACTTCGAAAGCTCAAAATTCAATAACCTAGAGCAGCTTCAGCTTAACTATAAGATTTCTACGATAAGGCCGATTCTTCGAATGTACAGACAGGAGATGGAGAGCAAGCTAATTACTACAGAGGAAAGGGTAAATGGAGTTTCGATTGAGTTCAATTCGAATGCTCTTGTTGAAACTGACAGTAGATCAAGAATGGAAAACTACAAAACCCTATTCTCTGTAGGAGCAATAACCCCTAACCAGATTTGCAAGTATGAAGGCTATCCATCATATGGTCCAGCTGGTGACCAGCATTTCGTAATGACTAACCTGATGAGTGTTGAGAAATATAATGATAAAAAGCCCCAACAGACTGGTTTTCAGGAATAGATATATATAAAAATAAATACATCAAATGATTGAGCAAAGGATATTAAAATCGGATGCAGCTGAGCTTAGAGCATATACTGAAGACAGCAAAATGATTGTTGGAGGCTATGCTGCTAAGTATAATGTTGAATCCAGATTGCTTGCAGAATTCAATAAGCACTTTACTGAAATACTTCTTACGGGAGCTTTCAGAGAAAGGCTTAATGATGATGTCTATTTCACCTTCAATCATAGTAAGGATAGAATTTACGCAAGAACAATTAATAATACCCTATTCCTAGAGGAGGATGAAATAGGGTTAAAATTCAGAGCAATTTTAAATGAGACTACCGGAGCGATAGACCTCTTTAAGATGATTGAAAGAGGCGATGTATTCGAAAACTCATTTGCCTTTATTGTAGATAATAACGGTCAAAATTGGGAGCGAACTTCTAATGGGGACAACATTAGGAAGATATCGAGAATTTCAAGGCTGATTGATATTAGCACAGTAACCCACGCGGCTTATCCAGAAACTGAAATCTCTGTGGTAAGAGGACTAAATGACTACTTCGAAGAGATACCCCAAGAAATAAATAAAGAGCCATATGAGGATATGGTTAAAGTATTAAAAATCAAAAATAACCTATATAAATTATGAAAACTGTAAATGATCTCAAGATAGAAAGATCAAAGAAAATCGAGCAAATGGAAGAGCTCGTTAAAAGAGTAATGGAAGAAAACAGAAGCAAGGATGAAGCTGAGACTAAGCTTTGGAATAACCTTGATGCTGAAGTAAAGAGCATTGATGAAAAAATCTCTATGCTTGAAAGGCAGGAGGAACTCAATAAAAGAAGCATTGTAAACTTCGAGGTTAAAGAAGAAAAGAAATCTCTATCCCAGAGATTTATGGAGGCAATGGAAGCTGCTATAAGGGGTCAAATGACTTCCTTCAAAGCTGACTTAGCTGAATTCAGGGCAGAACCTCTTATTAGCACTTCAATCACCCAGCAGAACACTCAGCTAGGAGGTTTATCTATTGTGAAGCAGGATGCTAAGTCATTCCTTCAGAATCTTGGTGTTAAGGTCTATACCGGAGTTAAGGGTCAGATCACTCTTTCGAGTGCAGCATCAGCAAATGCAACTTTCCCAGGCGAAAATACCACAGACGTATCTGCAAATATTTCTCCTGCAAGCTTAACTCTTGCTCCAAGACGTTGCGGTATTTCTCAGACTTATACAAAGGAATTCCTTGCAAATGTTAATGATCAGATTGTTGCTGACGTAATGGTCGAGCTTGAAGATGCTCTTTGGAGAAGAATAGCAACCGACTTAATGTATAATTTCCTCGTTGATGCTGGTGATGCTTCAATTAAGATTGCAGGCTCAACGCTTGCAGCTACTGACATATACGGCCTTGAAGCTGGTATTTCTGCAGCGCCTAAGGCTCCTGCATTTGTTACCTCTCCAAAGGTTGCTGGTTACTTAAAGGGACTTGCTACAATTTCCAATGTCGCTGGACCTGTTTGGAACGGTAATCCATATGTTGGTAGCATTGATGGTATTCCTGCTTATGGAACTCCTTATACTGGAACCACAGCAGTTAATGGTATCGGAAGTGTAACATCTGAGCAACTCTTCTATGGTGACTTCTCAGAATCAGCCGTAGCTCAGTTTAATCAGGTAGAATTTACCTTCAACCCATATACCTATGCAAAAGAAGGTAAGATCGAGGTAGTTGCTGACACAATGGCCGATTCAGGTATTGTTAACTCCAGAGCATTCAAATGGATTGCTGATGTTTCTATCGCTTAATCTCAAGTGATGAATATATAGAAGGAGAGAGTAAGAAACTCTCTCCTTTTCTATTTAAAATAATCGAATGAAATGGCATACCCAGTATCCTTAGCAGACGTTAAAACACATCTAAGAATTGATCAGGATTTCTTTGAGGATGACGGATATCTTGAGAATATGGTGATACCTGCAGCGGTGGAGTATTGCAATATGTTCATTGATCCAAGCTTGCTTTACGTTACAGATGCTTCTTGCCCTTATATGGTTAAACAAGCAATCCTAATCTCCTGTGGTGATTTGTATGACGTTGAAAGAAGCTCTTATACTCTTGGCAACATCAAAAGAGGCGATATAATTCAAAGGCTTCTTATTCCTTATAAAACTATTGTCTGGTAATATGATCAGTTCACTTTTAAATAAGAAAATCCTGATTGAGAAAGGCGTAGTTAATAGCTCAGCAGTGATGTCGCCTACATTGTCTTACACTGAATATATGGAGACCTGGGCTAATGTCTATGTTAGGTCAGCCAGTGCAACCTTCGAAGAAAGTGAGGGATTGGTATACTCTACCGAATTTACAATTAGATATAATTCGCGTAGCAAGGAGATAAATAACAAGTTTAGGATTAAGTACAATGGTCAGTATTACAGAATAATTGAAGTTACAGAACCTGAACCAAGACACTCAATAAAGATTATAGCAGAACATTACTACGGGGAGTAATATGGAAGAGAATACTTTTAAACTGAACGGACTAAAAGAAGTAATGGAGGCCCTTGAAGGTCTTCCCAATGATTTGCAGGCCAAAATCCTTAAATCATTTATGTCTAAGGCTGGCAGAGAGTATATAGTTAAACCTCTTAAGTCAAAACTTAATTATTCACAGGAGACAGAAAGCTCACTGAAAGTAATATCTAATCCAGCCAATAAGCTCTCAGTAATGGCAGGAGCTACTACAAAGGGATACAAGTTAAACTGGGCTGATAGGGGTACAAAGGTCAGAACTACAAAGAAGGGACAAAACAGGGGACAAATAATAGGCAAGAATCAGGTACAGCCTCATATTGAAAGCTCCATCGAACCAATAGTAGATTACACTAATGAGGAGATGGGAAATTTCATTGATAAGGTACTTGAAAAGAAACTCAAAAAACTTAAGTAATGTTTTTACCAGATTTAATAGAATTTATCTCGGCGGACCCTTCGGTTATGGCACTTTTGACAGGAGGTATGTATCATCCTCATTTGCCGGAAGACTTCCAAATAGATAAGAATTGGGTGGTATTTGAATATTCTTTAATGGAAACAATGAGTGTTCAGGGTGATAAAGCTGCTATGTCTAAATATGACCTATCCATCCAGACGGTTTCACAGGATATTATTGCAGTAGAAGCTATTGCAGACGCTCTTAAATCTTATCTTATCCAGTATCCTAATGATTGGGGTATTGATGCCTACTTAACAGAGGATTCTGACCCTGATTTTGATGCTAGGAAGAAGGTCTATTATAAGACCCTTAAATACAATATTCTCTACTAGCAGGACGGATATATATATAAATTAAAATAATACTAATAATATGACAGGAATTGCTTTAAAAGGAACGGATCTCGATCTTAAAATAGATGGCTCTATTGTTGCAACAGCCCTTGACTGGTCGCTAAGCCCAACTAGGGAAATGATAGAAGTTACTACTATGGAATCAGGAAGAGGTAAAATCTATATTCCAGATCGCACTGATTATACCATATCACTTAATGGACTTGTTTTCAGAGCAGAAGGCGCTGACCAGACTGGATATGTAGAGATTGTGAACAAACTTATGAATGCTGATTCAAGCACTAGCTGGACTGCTACCTTAGATGGTTCAACTGGAGCATTTGCAAGTGGATGGGGATATCTTACTTCAGCACCTATTCAGGTCGCTCAAGGAGCTGCTATATCTTACTCTGCAGAAATGCAGGGTTGCGGAACCCTTACCATCAACACAGCATTTTAAATAAGTAAAAATGTATGGTTGAGTTTATAACTTATCAGAAGGAAAAGTATCCAATTAGGATTTCTTACTATGTCTTAGAAATGGTTTCTAAGGAGCGTGGTTTGAAACTCGAAGAGATTGACAATAATGTAGAGGCACAGAAAGACATTCTTTGGTTTGCTCTCATAGCAGGACACAGAATGGCAAAGAAAGAGCTAACTCTTCAAAGAGAGGATTCAATATGGATTCTTGATGAATGCTACCTTGAATTCCAAAAAGCCTTATTCAAATTTGGGCAATCTATTATTAAGATGCAGGAAGAGCTACTAAAAGACACTGAGAATAAAAAAAAATAGAGACTGTTGAAGAAGTCTTCCTTTTAGCATCCTCCTATATCCAAAGCTTGACACCAGATCGGTTCCTTGAGTATACTCCTCAGGAATTGGCTGGTGTTCTTTTTTATCTGCACAAAAATGAAGAGGCCAAACTAAATGCTGAATGGGAAAGAACAAGAATACAGACTTGGCATTTATTGAATATCCAGCTTGACAGGAATAACAAGATTGCTTATGATCAATTCAAACAGTCTTATTGGCCGTTTGCTTGGGAAAAACCAGTCATAACTGAAGTGCCAGAGATTGATTGGGCTGAAAGAGATAAGAGGGATCAAGAAAGAAATTCAATGAATTTCAAGCCAAAAGAGCTTGTGTTCTAGCAGGGATATATATTAAAATAACTATTTACAATGGCCCAAAAATCTTTGTACCAGCTTACGCTGGATATTAACGCTAACTCAGCAAAGCTCTCTCAAGGACTTGCAAAAGCAAATAGTTCATTAGGTGGTACGGGGAAAGCAGCATCAGGATTTGGCAAAATAATGAATGATGTATTTAAAGAAGCAGCAGGATACATTGACAATATAATTCCTGGCTTTTCTACTTTC